TATGTCCTGTCCAGTGTGCAAGTTCATGCAATCTTGTACTGTAATAGCACTCTAATGCACTACTATTATCTGTACCTTTATAGCTAGATAATTCAGGCATCTTGATAATGTCTAAATCAGGTGAGTAAAATGCTCTATTTCCACCCTCAATTATCTTAGCTTTTGTATTATTTATATATTGCTCAACGTTTTTCATACGTTCAGGTGTAGGAATAGTCTCAGTTTTTTCCTTGACTATTTCGTATCCGTCCACTTGTTCAGCATTGAACACTACATAATTTCTCATACACCAATATGAATCAATCAGTGGCTCACCGTTATCGTTGGTAAGTTCTTTTGATTCTTTTTCTACCCATTTACTGAATACAATATGTGTACCTTTCTCACCTTTTTTGATTTTATATCCTGCATCATTCCAGTTCTTAGCCGTTCCATGAATTTGAGATTTCCAACCGTGTTTTAGTGATTGTAAATATAGAATCAGTGTATTAAGTCCAACGTATCTAATACCTGTAAATTTATTATATGGAATACCCGTACTTATATAGTCTTTAAGTCCACTATTCCAGTGACCTTTATCAGTTTCCATAAGTTCAACCATAGCTTTAGATATGTCTTCTATAATTTTCTTAGTTTTCATTTTATATACCTCGTTATGTTGTTGTTTTATATACCATTATTGATATATATATAACCATGCCTTGACATAGTTATATATATATGCCACTAGCCGTAACTAGTGGCTATATATTTATTATTAATTAAAACAAATTGTCTCGAATATCTCACGTGTTTCGTACTCGTCAAAGTACATTTTCCACGTAACAGGCGCATCATTTAAAAAATCATAATGACTTAGCCCTAGCATAAAACAATGTAAAATCCTATCAGTTTCAGAACGGATTAGCTCACGTTTTAAGTCTTCAATTAATTGTTGTTGTTTCATTTTTTTTACCTCGTTTGTTGTTGTTTATTTGAATGAATATTTATAACGGATACATGGTATGTGTGCCGAATATACTGGTACGTCATAACATGCTCTATCTTCTCTACCAAAAAACTTGATTTGATAGTTTTTGCATCTTCTTTTTCTTCTACTAGAAATAAAATCAAAAGACTTTATCCCATAATAAAAAGCATTTTTGCTGTCTTTTATGTATCTCATTTTTACCTCGTTTGTTATTGTTATATATATAATCCAGTTTCTATCGCTTCTCTAAAATATTTATGTGGCATTTCTGTCGCATTTTCACGACCACCACATACAGAATTCAAGAATCTAGTTACTTGTTTGCTTGTAGTTACTGAATACTTTTCGTCAGTAAAATACCAGTTACAATTTTCAAGTATTTGAGAATCACTCATATGACCTAAAATGTATGACTGATAAACCTCACTTTTTATGTAACCATATGCAACCGTAGTTTCATAACTTACAAGCTCAATTACATCATTTGTTTTTGAACTTGTCACAACTTTCAAATTAGATTTGTTTGTTGGTCTCGCATCATGTGTTATATATTTATACATTTTTTTTACCTCGTTTGTTATTGTTATACCTATATAAATCAATGACTTATATAGCTATAACACGGGTATGAACTCTATAAAATAGAATCCATACCCTTAGAGATATAAAAATATAACTAACATTTTTTTTTATGGTCACCTAGTTCTATACTGTCGGCACTATTCCCATTGCACTTACCACCTGTTGACCTCATGTCGTCATTGATGCCGTAGATTTCGCTTTCTGTCACTGCTTATACTACTCACTTTCGCCAGCGCTAGTCTGATTATCGAACCTCGTATTTACTATATAGAACCTTTACGAGTTTATTTCAAACTTAGGTGCAACATTACTTGCATTGTTTCTTTAAGTCAGTCCCTACACGATTGACTATGAAAAAATTTCTCTTTTCATGGTTAAGATATTATCAGGTTCTACAGCAAAAACAAGTAGAACATAGTAAAATAAAAAAATTAAATTTCTTGACATTCAACCAATAATAGACTAGGTAGAACATAAGATATTACTAATATACTAAATTGCCCGTTAAACCGTCTTAAATAGCCCATAATAAGACAATAAATAATATGATGTTCTACTATCTAAACTTAAATTAAACACGATAACAGGCAATACAGGAAGACACTAAATGAGAACGATTCTCAGGATTATACGAACATATTTAAACTCTAAATAATAACCATTCTCAAATGATATTTAGAATCATTATAATTTTAGATTTCGCCCAATCCAACCGTTAAAGATTCCCATAGATAATATAATAAATATACTATTATAATTTTATTAATAAGTTCCACGTGAAACATAGAAACATTTAAAAAGAAATTAGAAATAAACGTCTTTTCTTACACACACTCTTTAAAAATATTTTTCCCAATGCAACTGGTAATCATTCCTATTTACTAATGATAATTAGAATCATTCTAAGGGTTATTCTTATATGCTAATGAGAATCATTCTCAGCATACCCCTTAACCCCCCCTTGACGCACCGTTCTTTTAATATATCTCCCATTCATATTCTCTTGGACATATCTATTAGTAGAACATTTACTTAAAGTACCCGTATTAGAATTATGGTGTTGACATATTCTACAAAGTGTTAGATAATGAACTCGGATTATTATGTCTACAGAACAAGAAAGAATAGAACAGATAATATCCACTCTCAAGAAGCGCCAAGAAGAAAATAGACTTAACTATTACAAGCCCTACAGATTTCAAAAAAACTTCCATGAAACAGGAGTTGAAGCTAACCAACGATTGTTGATGGCGGCGAATAGGGTAGGTAAATCATTTGTGGGCGCTATGGAAATGGCAATACATTTGACAGGACTATATCCTGAGTGGTGGGTAGGTAGAAGATACAAAGAGCCAATTAGGGCATGGGTATGTGGTGCGTCTAATGAAACGACACGTGATATCTGCCAAAGAGAATTATTTGGGCAACCCGACAACCCAAGAGATAAAGGCAAAGGTAGTATACCCAAGCATCTCATTGGTGAAACCACGAGGAAACCTGGAGTGCCAAATGCACATTCGTCAGTCCTTGTTAAACATAGTTCAGGTGGGTGGTCGAGAGTTGCCTTTAAAGCATACGAGATGGGTGCTGAAAAATTTATGGGGGAGAGTATCGACTTGGTATGGCTAGATGAAGAACCACCACAAGATATCTACTCTCAATGTGTTACACGTACCTTAGACAGGCAGGGAATGGTCTATATGACCTTTACTCCTGAGTCAGGGGTGACTGAGGTAGTACAAAGTTTTACAACCGATTTAAAGCCAGGACAGGCATTAGTTACAGCAGGATGGGAAGATGCTGACCACTTGACTGATAAAATGAAAGAACAGATTTTACAAGCACTCCCACCCCATGAAAGGGAGATGCGTAGTAAAGGGATACCAACGATAGGTAGTGGACTGGTATTCCCCATATTAGAAGACAATTTGACCTGTGAACCCTTTACCATTCCGTCTCACTACCCCCGTATCGCAGGTCTTGATTTTGGTTATGACCACCCTACAGCTGTTGTATGGGTAGCATGGGATAGAGATGAAGACATAGTTTACATCTATGATGTATACCGTATGTCTAAACAAACTCCTGATTATCATGCAACACATATCAATGAACGTGAGGGAAGTCATTACATACCGATAGCATTTCCTCATGATGGATACCAACATGATAAGGGAAGTGGTGTTACATTAGCTGAACATTACAGACAAGCTAATGTCAATATGCTACCGTTTCACTTTGAGAACCCACCTGCATTAGGTGAGAAGAAAGGTGGTAACAGTGTAGAAGCAGGGATAATGGATATGTTATCTCGCATGGAACAAGGAAGATTTAAAGTCTTCAACACTTGTTATGAGTGGTTTGAAGAATACAGATTGTATCATCGTAAGGATGGTAAGATAGTAAAACTAAAGGACGACTTAATGTCTGCTACTCGTTATGCAGTTATGAGTCTAAGACATTCAACAACAGAGACTTCTAAGTGGAATAGCAAAGGAAGACTCGGACCAAAGGTCGCAATAGTATAATGGATAACTTAATAGCATCACCAACACAAATGGCATACAAGCTAAGAGATTTAGAAAATCAAGTAGTTGAGTTGCAAGAAGAATTAAAAAAACTAAAGGAATCAAATGGCAAAAAAACCAAGAAAGATAAGTGACGATGAACTGTCGGCACAATTAGATTCAGAGATTCAAGGAGCAACTGGATACGCAAATACTGAGCTATCTAATCAAAGAGAAGAAGCTATGCAGTATTATTTGGGTGAACCATTTGGTAACGAGATAGATGGTCGTTCTGAAATTGTAACTACTGATGTCAGAGATACAGTTGAATACATTATGCCATCATTGATGCGTATATTTACTACTCACAACAACATAGCTGAATTCGAGCCACAAGGTCCAGAAGACGAGGAAATAGCACAACAAGCTACTGACTACTGCAACTATGTATTTAATCGCCAAAATAACGGCTTTAAGGTCCTCTATGATGCCTTTAAAGATGCACTTATAAGCAAGACTGGAATCATTAAACATTACTGGGAGCAAAAAGAAGACATCCATACAGAGACTTATACCAATCTAACTGAGATAGAATACCAATCTATACTAGCAAATGATGACTATGAAGTTATAGAACACACAGAGATGGTAGTTCAGAAAGCAGTTGTTGATGATTTTGGTACATTGATTAGTCCTGAAGTAGTAGAGCATGATGTTAAAGCTAAATGCTACAAAGGATATGGACAGGTTAGAGTAGTATCTGTACCACCTGAAGAATTTTTAGTTTCACGTAGAGCAACATCATTAGAAGATGCAGACTTTGTTTGTCATAGGGTTAAGAAATCTGTAAGTGATTTAATCAAAGAGGGTTATGACCCAAACATTGTAAATGATTTACCAGGATACGCACAATCAGAAGCAGAACTTAATGAAGAAAGATTAGCACGATTTAGCTATGATGATGATTCCGTCCCACCATCCGAGGGTAAAGGGGCAAACAAAAAGGTTTGGATAGACGAATGTTACATAAAAATTGACTATGATGGAGATGGTGTAGCAGAACTTAGAAAGATTACTAAAGGTGGACAATACATCTTAGATAACGAAGAAATCGACATGATTCCTTTTTCAGCTATCTGTCCTATGCCGATACCACATAAGTTTTATGGCATGTCTATTGCTGATACTGTCAAAGATATTCAACTAATTAAATCAACAATCATGCGTAACCTATTGGATAATATGTATTTAACCAATAACGCAAGATATGCTGTACTTGCAGGACAAGTAGAACTAGATGATTTAC